CATTACGGTGGTGCCGATGTTGGTGGGCGGACTCGGCACCGACTCCTCGAGGAAGTCGTTCAACTGCGTCAGGATGTAGCTGCGCGACTCGCTGATGCCGTAGTTCACCTTGAAGCCGAGCCAGTCGGGCGAGTAGAACGACCGATAGTCGGTAGCCAGCGTGTCGAAGTAATCCTTCCAGAGCTTGAGCGCCGGATTGGTCGACAGCGCGGCGGCGGTGAACGGATTGCCGCCTGTGCCCTGAAAGTTGAACACGTCGACGGTGACTCCGCCTTCCACCTGCTCGGTGTTGTTCTTCGCTGTCTGCTTCGAATTGCTCGAATACGTCATCCACACCTGACGGTTGTTCGCGTCCGGGTCGTAGGCCTCAACCTTCACGCAAGCCTTTGTGGTTGCTTCCGACACCGGAGCATTCGCGCCCGCCTCGGCGAGCAGATCCGCGGGCGTCTTGTGGGAGCCATCCGGATAGGCGATGTCGGTAACACCCGTGTACTGGACCCCGAGATACTCGATCGTGGTCGCGTTGATGACCGTGAAGGTATTGCTGCCGCTGTTGGGAATATTCAGCGTGCTCACGCCTCATTCCCTCCGCCACCGCCGCCGGACTGACCGCTCTGCCACGTGAGCCAAGCCGTGACGAAGTTGGAGATCGTGGCTGATGGTGTATACGGCGGATACCCGGAGAGATTGAAGTTCGGCGGGATGACTCCGGGCTGCGTGTCTGCGCCTTGAGGCGATCCACCCTGACCCCATGCGTAGTTGTACATGCTGTGAATGGTCGCCAGATCGCCTGTGAACCCGCCGCCCTCGGACACCAGCGACGACGCACCAGGGGACCCGGTCTGCTGGATGATCCACTTGTAGTCGTCGGTTGAGACGGCGGCGATGTCGAGATACGGCCCGGGATATGTCCCGCCGCTTGGCGGAGTCGTCGTGCCGCCGAAGGTGATGACGATGTTGCCACTGCCGGTGTTGGTGACATCGAGCCTGCTCGTCAGCGTCGAGAAATCGACGCCCGGCGGCGCGAAGAAGTAATACTTGAACGGCCGCGGCGTGTAGCCGAGCGGCCACAGCATGTCCTGCACCTTATTGCCGCGGCTGATCGCGTCTGCGGCGTTCGTGTACTCGACCGCCGGATACGTGACGCCGCCGGCGACACCGGCCTCGGTGTTCGAAATGTCCTGCTCGAACACGATGCGACCCTCGAGGTCCTCAAGGAAGTACACGACCTTGAGCCGCAGGTTCGGAATGTCCGGCCACGCTGGCTTGTCGACCAGCGTGGCCTCAAGATTCGCCTCGATGTCGCCATTGCCCTGCACTTCCGGAGCTGGCACGCCGAGGATCCACGAGTCCGGTCCGGTGCCGAGATCACCGGGACTAGAGCGCTCTGGCGATTGCCAGTTACCGCCGACGAGCGCCGTGCCGATAACGGCCGGCGGGTTGTCGGTGCCATCCTGGCGCCGCGTGCGCGCGACCTTGATAATGGGCCCGGTCGGCTGCATCGCGGTGTAGTAGAGCCGCCAGTAGATGTCTTTCGGCACCATGCTCTTGACCGGGTAGACCTCGTACTGCCAGGCGTAGAAATTCACCCCGTCATCGGTGAACACGGCGCGGATCGGCGCGGCGGTGGGCACGCTGGCGAAGAGGAAGTCGCCACGCAGTCCGCGCAGCTCGCCGTGTTGCAAATCGGAGTCGACGACCTCCTGGCCGAAGCCTTCAGGAAGCTCGCGTGCCGGTAGGCGCGGCAGCTCGCCATTGAAGGTCTTGAAGCGGATGACGGTCACGGTTGCGGCGGGTCAGCGTCCGAAACGTAAGAGTTGAAGACCTGGTGCCGGATGCCGTTCGCGGCGTAGTACGCCGCACGCGCGGCCAGAAATTCGGCGAAGGTGACCGCGGCGTCATTGCCGAAGCGCTCGGCTGCCTCCTGATCGCGCCAAGAGATCGTCGCGGTGTAGCGCTTGTCGTTTCTCGACAGGTCGTCGCTACGGCCGCGGTAGCCGTCGGCTGCGGCCTCGGCCGCGCTGTACGCATCGTTGAGCGCCTTGTTTGCCTTGTTGGCGGCACTGAAGAACGGCGTCTTCCGATCGCGCCGCTGGAACACGTTGGTGACTTCGTACATGGGTGCTGCTCCTTTTTATACGGATAAATGCGGTAAAACCCGGCTGCGACCCGGGTCTGCTTAGGCGATGGGTGCTGGCGCGTCGGTGAAGGCGACCGCGCTCGACGTAGCGTTGTTGAAGGAGCGCACCGCCGCGCCGAAGCGCGCGAGGAAACGCCGATGTTTGCGGTGAAAGCCGTCGCGCGCCGCCTTGCTGGACCACATGGCGGTGGTGGTGAGCGACAGTCCGTCGTGCCCGACCATCACGCTGCGGCCGATGAATCCCCCGGCGTTGTTCTGGAGCTTCTGCAGGCGAGCGACATCCCACATCGCGAGCGGGCTCGACTCGCGGAAGAAGGTCACGGTCTTGTTCGGGCGCGTGTGCACCCCGGTGACAGTAAACATGGTTTCCTTTCTAAAGTTCGTTGCTGTCGTCGTTGCGGCTGCGGAAATACTTGGTGATCCCGTCGCGAATCGCGATCTGGTCGTCGTCCAAGCGGATGACGCCTTGAATATCCGAGTACAGGTGGCGGTTCGGATCGAAGCCGGCGTCGGTGAGCACCTTCCACCGATTGAGATAACCGCGGTCCTTTTTCTTGCCGTGCCAAAAGTGGGTCAACGTCATCGGCACGTAGCCGAGGCTGTACTTGATGTTGCGCAGCGCGAGGTCCTGCCAGTCGAGTAGCTCGTTGCGGTAACCCTCGCTGATATTGGGGAAGAACGATTGGTCGATGCGGCCGACGAGTCCGCAGGCCATGTGATAGTCGGCGCTGCCCATGATGGCGAAGTCGATAAGCCCGCCCACGGAGTTGAGCGCCGCCCGCCGTGCCGCCCACGCATAGCCCGGGTGATTCTTGCTGCCGTTGATCTTGGCACCCCCGGGGTAGCAGTCGTCCTTATCCTGAAACAGCGTGCCGGTGAGCCAGCGCCACACGAAGCCGCTGTGCGTGAGCAATGGCTGGTCTTGCGGCCCGAGGTCCACGGCGTGCGAGAACATCTGCACGACCTGGTAGTGCTGGAGCTGCTGCACCGTCTCTTCGGCCCAATCGAGCCGCGAGAACTGGGTATCGGCATCGACCCAGGCGATGTAGCGCACTTCCTCGGGCAACCGCGCCATGGCGATGTCGAGCAGGTTTTCCTTGTGCCACAATTCCTGGTCACTTCTGACGCGGATGTGGTGCGGATTGTTGGCGTCGGTGATGGCGTAGGGTCGCTCGCCGAACGCGAGTTCGATCGTCCACAGAGTCACGCCGCTGCGCGCGCAGTAGTCGGCGAAGTTGCGGTAGAGCTCGTAGCGGGATCGCCACCGTGCGGTGTTGGAAACGGACGTGACAACGTGCAGGGGCGACATCAGAGCCCTCCTGGTGGTGCAACGGTGGAGAAAACTGCGGTGGTGTTGAAGCCGACGAGCCAGAACCACACGGCGGTGCCGGCGATGACGCCGGACATGAGCAGTATCAGTAGTTCGCGAGGGGTCGGCGTCACAGGTTCATGACCAGGACCGGCCCCTTGGTGTTGTCGGGATCGCGCCGGCAGGCTGCCTCGATGGCGATGGTCGCATCGAGTTTCTTGCCGAGCTTCTCCATGACATCCATCGCCACCAACGCCGGAATCGCTCCGGTGCCAATGGCAAAGTACGGCGAGCGGATTTCGTCGAAGGTGAGGTCCTTGCAGGAGAAGAACAGGCCCTTGGGCGAGAGGATCAGGACGGCCAAATCCTCTTTCTTGCTGAACTCGGGCTTCTTGCGCCCTCTGTTCTTGAACCAGGCCACAAACTTGTCGATGGCGCTGACGTGGCCCGCGCTACCAATCAGGACGCGACCGACGCGGACAATCTTCGGTGCGCCCTCGTAGAAGGTGTCGCCGATGCAAGTATTGGTGTCCGCCGCCATGCACTTGCGGGTGGCGACGATGGTCGTCATTCAGGCCCCTTTTTTCAGATCGTTCTGCTTCACGGGGAACATCTCGCGTAGGCCGTCGTCGTATTCGAAGCATTGGAGCTCGACCGGCCCGATGGCGTTGATCTTCGCGGCGAATTTCTCCGTCTCAATCTTCAGTTGTGTCTGACATGCTTCAGTCGTAGCGAAGAGCTTGGGGCTTCCGTTGCCGATCGCGGGATCCGGATACACACCGATCGAACCCACTGCAAGGAACAGTGCGAGTAGCACGTACATGGTTTCAGGCCTCCAGCGCCAGGATTGCGGTTTCGAACAGAGCTCGGCGCTGGAGACTGCCCGGTGCCAAAATACTGCCCGTGATACGTTGGCTGATCGTGTCGAATTCACCCGCATCAGCAAGGCGGTTGCATCCTTTGGTGACCCAGCGCCACGCTGCGGTACGCATGCCGATGAGCCAGTCGCTTGCGACGCTGCCGGGCTCGGCAAGTAGGTCCAGCCCGAGATCGCGTCCCGCGCGCCGGTAGTCGTTGCGACCCTTGAGCATGAGCGGGCCGCGGCCGCGATAGCGCGCGCCATCGCCGCTCGTCTCGTCGCCGTTGCCCATCCGACCGGCGTAGAGGAAGTTGCCAAGCCGCGTCGGGTTATGGGCGTAGCCGAGCGCGGTCTGGTCGGTGAAGTGCTGCGGCCAAACGTCGACCAGCCACGACGCGGAGTGGTCGAGGTCCTCGGTGAGCTGCGTGAGTTGGAAACTCTCTTCGGCGACCTGGGCGAGGAACATCGCCGTGCGCGTCGGTGTGGCGTCGATGTGCCACTCGGCCAGCGCCGGGTTGATGAACTTGGCCCAATAGGGATTCGCACGCGGCATCAGGTCGTGGAGCCGCGCGGCGGTGATCACTTATCTGTCGTCGATTCCGCTTGCTCGCGCATGGCCATCCCCGACACGGGCGTGGTTGGTCCGTCCGAAGTAGAACCCCACGATCAGGAAGAACCCGTTGCCCAAGAGCGCGGCGGTCGTCGTGGCGACGGCGGTGACGTTCGTGACATACAGCAGCGCGAAGATGTAGGCGATGTTGGAGACGACGATGGCGAGCGCGATGCCGGCCTGCGTGCGCTCCCAAATGAGGTTGATCTGGCGCTGGCCGGCCGTGCGCAGGCTTTGCTCGGTGGTCGCTGGACTTAGCCGATTGCCGTCGTTCGGCATAGGGTTGTCCGTCATGCGATGCGAATCCACTTGGTGATCGAGACGACGTACTGGTAGGTCGCCGGTGCGCTCGCAGTGAGTGTCGTCACGGCACCGCTGATGGTTTGCCCGGCATTGGGGCTCAGCGTGAGCGTGGTGATGGTCTGCGTGGTCCCGAGGCGCACGATCTGGCCGTCGATCGGCGCGGCGGGCATGGTGATCGTGCCCGTGGCGAGCGTCCCTGCCGGGTTGAGCAGCAGCGCGCTGACGCCAGCGCCGACGGTGATCGAAAAGCCCGTCGTCGGGACCTGCAAGGAATAGCTCTGATCGACAATCGCCTTTTTATGGGCGAAGTTGCCGAGGGCGTCGAAGCCGCCACGAACGGTGTCGTTGGTCTTGAAGTTGAGCGGGTGATTGGTCTTGGCACCGATGACGACCGCGCTCGTGCCGGCATCCGGAATCACATCGCCTTTGACCGTGCCGCTCGTGCTGCCGAGGTAGAGCGCGGTGAAGCGCTTGCCGTCGATGCCAAGGGCGAAATCGGCCGTTGTGCCCGGAATCACTGCTGCGTCGTCGCCGCTGACGCTGACTTGCTTGAGCACGCCGGCCTTCGCGACCTGAAGGTCGAGCTTGCCGCCTTCGGCGCCAGCGGTGAGCGTGGTAATGGTCGCGACAAGCTGCGCGAACGTGTAGAACGCCGGCGTGCTGTTCTTGCCGATCCAGCCGACGAGACCGCCAGCGCCAGCGACGTTGCGATACGTGCGCAGATAGATTTGCGGGAATGCCTCAGCCCCGCTCGCCGTGTCGGTGGCCTCGGTGTGTACCATGGCCCGCGAACGCGACCATTGCAGGTCGTCCGTCGTCGATGGGATGGTGAGCCCGGGATACGCCTTGGGCAGAAATTCGGAATACTTGCTCGTCATGGGATGACCTTCCAGCCGTAGGTCGAGCCGGTGTACAGAAGCTGGAACGCGAAGCCGTCAACGTCGAGGTCCATCGTCGCCGCGATGCCGTTGATCTTTCCGCCGTTGGGATCGACCTGGCAGCCCGTAAGGCTGGCCGCGGCTTGGAAGACCTCCAGGCGATCGTGCAGAACCGGCGAGGCCGGCAGCGTGAGCACGATGCTGTTGGCGGTGAGCCCGTAGCTGTAGCCGTCCTCGACCGCCTGACTCGCTGCCACGGCGACGCGCTCGAGCTTGAGCAGCGCGGTGAAGAGCTGCTCCGGAGCGACCACGCGCACGATGGCGTTGCCCGAAAGTGTGATTCCAGAGCCCCCCGACGTGTACGTGCCGGCGACGTAGGTTTCGAGGATGGTGGTGCGCACCAGCGTATTGCCGCCGCCGTGCGTGCTTTTTCCCACCTCGCGGTTGTTGCCGTCCTGGATCGAGTAGTAGAACTTGTCACCCGAGGCAAAGCGGTCACTGAGCGCTTCCCAACCGGCGAGCGTAGTGCAGGTCGCGCTACCCGTGCCGGTCGTGGCGGTGGCCATCTGCACGAGATTCGCGGTCAGTTTTCGCATCAGTTCACCGTCACCTTGATTGGGCCGCTCACGGCCACATTGAAATTCGAGAACCCGACTTCGATGCGCAGGTGATCCACGAGCGTCGGGTCGATTGAGCCCAGGCCGGTGCCGGGGCCACCGCTGAGGGTTGCGCTCACTTGCATGACGATCGCCGCAGTTGCAGCGATAGCGCCGGAACTCGCTCCTGCGGCCAGCGGAACAGCCGCAAGAGCTTCAGCACCGGGGTGCATCAGGGAACCGGGAAGAGAATCGACAGGTTGCCGGCCACGATGACCGGAGGCACGTTACCCGCATTAACCTGCAACGGCGTCACGAGCGTGGCGATCAGTTCCATGTTGCCGGCGGTCGCGGCGTCGAATGCCGCGGCGGCGAGGATGTTTCCCCAGTTCACAAGGGGCGTGCCGTACTGGATGGCGACCGCGTTGGTGCACAGCGCCGTCGTGCCGCTTGAGGCACCGGTCGTCCCGCCCTGCGTCGCGGCGTAGTTGGTGTTCAGCGGTGGCAGGTTCACCCGCCCATAGCCCGTGCCGCTGGTCGAGACTTCGGTGCCAGCACTGTTGTAGGTCGGCGCGACGGTGAACAAGCCCCAATGCAGGGCGGTCGGCTTCGTCCACGTCGCCGTGCGCAGCATGTGATCCAGGATCAGGTTGATCCAGTAATTCGCGACCGCGCAGGTCATCAGAAGCTCTTAATGACGTAGAACTGCACTGGCGTCGGAGCCGTCAGCAGCTTCGGCCCCGTGAAGGTGAGCTTCAGTTGGCCCTCGAAGAACCCGGGCACAGATCCCGCGGGAAGTGTGGTCAGCGTGCTGCCCCACGGCATCGTGAGCTGCCCGTTCGTTGCCGCGCCGTATACGATTGGCACGAGCGTGGCCAGTACCGTCGTGGTGTTCAGGCGCCGAAACTTTAGGGCCGCACTAACCAATGTGGTTAGGTCGAGCGCAGCGCCCGTGATTTGGTCGGTCAGGGTGAAGATGATGTCGGGTGCGGAATCGACCTCGACGAGCTTGACGGGGGTCATAGGAACTCCGCGCGCACGCGCACGCGGCCGCGGCCGAAGCCGTGCGCCTGGCGGGTGTTGGCTTTGCTGATTGCCGCGTCGAAGATCCCGGCATTGGCCACGGCCATGGTGGGATTGCTCCATGCCTTGCCGGCCATGGCCATGAGCCGCGCCTTCGCGCCCGCCGCGATCTGCTCGTAGTAATCGTTGTAGAGAAAGTCCGGACCCGACGTCGACGCACGGTCGGGTTTGAAGGCGACGTGCAGGATGAGCGTCCACGGTCCGCCGTTGGCGGCGGGCACCGGCGCGAACTGCTCGGGTGAGATCTGCACCACGGTCGAGGGCGTGCCGACGTGCGCCCCGCTCTGCCAGCCGGGGTAGCGCTCGTCGGTCCATTGCGCGGTGCGCGGCGTGACCTCGGTGGAGACGTTGGAATTGGCGTTGCACAGCCCCGCGGCGAGGATTTCGTAGACCAGTTGCCCGTTATCGAACTGGAAGTCGATGAAGGGCGAGGCACCGGCGACCATGGTCGGCAGCGGATACGGTGCCTGCTGCTCTTGCCAAGCGCGGGTCTTCTCGCAGAACTCGATGGCGGCGTTGCGCACCGCCTCGAGCTGCATGATCTTGAGCGCACCGTAGGTCTCCGGCGCGACCTGCGGCAGGAAGAGATCCCAGGCTTTCATGGTGCGGTCTGCTCCGTTTGCGCGGCCACGGCGATGAGCGTTTCGAACACCTTGCGGAACAGCACCGCGCGCTCGGAGAGCACGTGTTCGTCGTCCTTCGATTCAGCGCGGAAGACGATGTAGGCCTGTAGCGGGACCTGATACGGGTCGGCGATCGCCAGACTCGCCGTGGCGATGTTGGCAATCAGCACGCGGGCTGGTGCGATCGGAAACTCGCCGGTGAGCGTCTGGTTCGCTGGTGCCTTCGGGTAGATCAAAAAGCGCGCGTTCGCTTGCTTGCTCGGGTCTTGCGGATAGCGCGCCCAGTTCTGGGCCGGGCCCGCCGCGTCGGTGCGCCACGTCGGGCGGAATGTGCGCAGCGAGTCGATCTCGCACAGGTTGATCGCCGCACCGCCCTTGATCGCGTAGATGTCGATCACGAACATCCCGCCCGCGGGCAACGCCTGGTCGACGGTGCCCGCGGTGCAGGGAATGTCCCCGACCTGCGTGAAGAGGTCCGGCCGGATGATGGCGAGCTCGTGCATGCCATCGTTGAAATACTGCAGCGCCTTTGCGTCGGTGTAGCGGGTCTTGGCGTCGTCGTTGAGCGTGTCCCGTGCACTGTCGAGAATCGACTGCACGAGAATCGTCATCAGCCGGCTGCCGGATCGGGACCGGTGTACGCGGGCGCGGGTGCGTCAGGCGCTTTGCCCGGGCGCGGCGTGGTGGTGGACGCCTTGCCTTTCTTGGTGGGCGCTTTGCGAGTCGAGGAGACCGGCGTCTCGCGGGTGTTGGGAATCGTGCTCGCCTGCGGCGGGGCACGCTTCGAAACGCGCGGCTCATCGTAGGGTCGATAGCCGGCGCTGATCGACAGGATCGACTCGTAGTCCTCCGGGTCGGTGACCTCGCACACGAAATGGCCGCGATTGCGCAGCGGCGTCTTCTTGCTGATGACGTTGCGGGCGATCAGATCGTCCAGCTCGGCGTCGCTCCACCGGTCGGTGGTCTCTTTGAACAGATACACGTGGGCGTTGATGACCAGCCGCGTGCCGAACGACTTGGTGGCGGTCTGCGCCATCGGCGAGAGGGTTTCGAGGAAACCGGTGCGTTGCATGACTTCGGACATGCCTACCTCCTGGTGTGGGGAAAAAAAGAACCGGCCCCGAAGGGCCGGCGAAACAGACAGCTATGCAGTAAGGCTTAGTGACTACTCGCCCGCGCGCGCCGGCCTGTAGAACAGGAAGAAATCGAGCTGGCGGGTGGCGGCCGGGTTCGTCGCTGCGGCGGTTGTGATGGCGATGCCGATCGAGCGATCGACGGTGGCGCTCGCCGCGACACGGCCTGCGGCAACTGCGGCCAAGCGCACGAACACCGACACGGCGGTTTTGCCAAACACGATCGCGGCACCCAGTTCGGTGCCGACGGCGGTTTGAATGCGCTCGGTATCGCCAACGGTGCCTGTCATGACGCCGATGTCACCGGCGAGCGTAGGGGTTGCGTTCGAGTCCCAGGAGTCGGTGGTGAGGATGAAGTCGACGATCACGTGATGGGCCGGAAGAATGCCGAGCTCGAGCACGTCGGTTGCCGCCAGATTCGTGCCTGAGAGGAGCGACAAGCTCGAACGGGCGCACATCACCGAACCTGAGCGGTCAGCCACGAGGGCGGGACGGCGCACCGGCAAGACGCCAGTACGGGCGACGTCGAGCGCAGGAATCGCACCCGACAGGTGAGAGCCTACAAAATATTTAACGGTCATTGCAGTAGTTCCTTTTTACGAAGGGGGAAAGCACAAAGGCCGCTTGGAAGCGGCCTTCATGCGCATCGGCTACGTCAGGGTCCGATCAACCCGGGTCGGCGGCTGCGCTCTCGACGGCAACAACGCCGTAGTCGAGCGAGTTGAAGGTCGCCTTCTTCACCCCGAAAATCGTGTTGGTGGTGATGACGACCTGGTTGCCGCGGTCATCGGTTTCTTCGTGCCAGTCGAAGCGCACGCCGGTGCCCGGTGAACCGAAGGCACACACCGCTGCTTGCTCGCCCAGGAACAGCGAACGCGACGCGGCCAGGTTTGCACCCGCGCCGTAGTCGGTGAAGCGGATCACGCCCTTGTGCTTGTGCAGCACGACGTTGTTGTGCATCCCCATGCCGCCCTTGAAGATGGGCGACTTGAGACCGATGGCCGTGGCCAGGGCCTTCTGGATGTCCATCCACTGCGCGGTGGACGAGTTGGTGCGCAGGTTGTACTCGTCCCATGGTGTCATGCAGAGCACGAAGTGCTCTTCGCCGTCGATCATGATCGGCTGCACCTGCGGTACACCCTGGATGCCGCCGCCCATCATGTCGGCCTTGGCGACCAGTCGGTCGATCGTGGCCAGGTTCATGGTGCAGGTGGCGGTCACTCCGGTCTTCGCTGTCGGAATCGCGAACGGCGTGGCCAGATCCTTGGTGTAGAGGATGTGGTTCGGCGCGTCCGGTGCCGTCAAAGCGTTGTTGGCGAACCCGGTGTAACTCGTCGGGAAGACGTAGTCCGCGTTGGTGCCACGCGCGCCCGACAGGTACATGAAGAACAGTTCGTCGAATACGCGCGCCCACCATTCCGACTGCCGGCGCTTGGCGATCTGGCGCAGGTCGTACAACGTGCGCTTGCGCGTCATGCGCCCGCCCGTGTTGACCCCGCCGCGCATCTGGTCGATGTAGGCGTTGTCGGTGAAGAAGCTGAGCGCCTCTTCCTGACCCTTCAGATCCGCATCGCCTTCGATCGGCTGCATGCGCAGTTGCATGGTCAGGTCGTAGGTGATCTGCTCGCCCGCATCGCTTTCGAGATTGGTGAGCATTTGAATGGGCATGCTGGCCTGTTCGCCGACGCCCATGAACTTCTTGTTGAAATAGCTTTTGCGGGCGGTGTCCACGGCGAGAGCGCCGGAGAACCGCTTTACGGCTTTTGCATCATTCACCTGATGTTCACCACGGATCGCTAATCCGTAGCCGCCAATAAAAAACGCCCGGAAGGGCGTTCCTTGGCTGCTGCATCTTTCGGTGCAGAGCAGACTATTTCATGACCCGTTGCCGGGTCCGGTGCGCTTCGCGCCGCTTGGCGCTACGAGCTTTCGCTCTAGTCGTTGAACCTTCCTCTTGCGAGGCTTGGCTGCTGATTGTCCTCGCCGTTACGCGTTAGGAGTTTCCAGCAATTCACATCGTTTGCGACGCTTCATCGCTGAAGCGTGGGCCAGAGGTTAGCCGATGATCGTTTTCGACATGTTGAGTGCCTTTTCGATTGAGGTACAAAGAAAAGAGCACTCCTGCGCTCTGGTTTAAGCGTACTCGCATCGCCAGCCTTTGTGAGACTTGCGGAGCGGGTCGCCCTTCGCCAACCGGTACATTGCAGTGAACGTGAGTTCATGCTGTTGGCAGAATGCTGGTAGACGATCAACCGGGTATCTGATTCCCGACGGGTCGATCGCCACGAATCTGTATTTCACGGCACGCCTGTTTCCAGCGTGCGCAGCGCTCATCTTCGAGCGCGTTTCGGTGCTCGCCTTCTTGCCTTTCATGGCCGCAGAGTGCCTAGCCCGCCACTCTGGCCCGTGTCGAGCCTTGTTCGCTTTCAGGGACGCGCTGATCTTTGCTGCGCATTCCGGCTTGCAACCGATCTGACCGCCCGACTTCTCGTTGAGCAGGCCCGGGGTACGTGCGATCCAGTATTTCTCTCGCGACTGCCACTCACCGAAGCATTCCTCTAGCACGAGCAGGTCGGGACGCAGTCCGAGCGCGGTCAGCTCGCGCAACCACGCGCCTTTGAGCGTGTTGCGACCGACCTTGTGTCTCGCCTGTCGCACGTGATCGAACAGGCGTTTGTCCGGGTTGTCGGTCTTGCCGACGTAGCCAACCCGGTGGGTTCGCGGATCAATGAGAGCGTAGATGAAGGTCACGCTTTCACTATAGAACTGGACGAACCGATGTCCAATTCTATTGTTGCGGTTTCGTCAATCCGTCTCGCGCGCCACGTGCCGGCGCCGTGCTTTCTTCCAGCCGTTGAATCGGTATGTCTTTGGCAGCGGCGATGGAGAGCCGGGTCTGTTGCCCCGACTTCTTCTCGACGCGGATGACGATGCGGCCACGCTCGATGTCGACGCCCTCGCCGGGGCGCAGATCGAGCCGCAACATCAGGCGACGCGCTTCAAGCGCGTACCCACTTTCCTCCGCGAATGAACCCGTGATCGCCGCAGCCACAAAGCAGGCTCGGCGAAAGCGTTAACGGATCCCACGACTCGACTTGCCAGGTGGCCCTCGCGGTGTTCACCTTGGGGTTCAGGCCGATGTAGCCCCCACACAGGCCGGTCTCCGTCTTGTCGGTCGTGTGCGTGATGGTTGCGCCTACCTTGTCGTCGTCCGGAATATCGGCAAATTGCGGGTTGAGCTTGCGATCCGGTTTCCAGTGCGTCCATCTGAGCCAGTGCCCGTCTCCGAGGTCCAGATCGAAATGCTCTGGCGTCACGGTGAGGCGCGCTCCATCTGTCGCACCCTCCGGGCGCGCTCTTGCTCGCCTTGAAACGCAGGCGGATTCTTCGAGCGCCGCGACCACTTGATCGACTGGCCGGGAACGCTGCCAGCACCACGCTCTTCGCGCAGCACCGGCGCCAACATGCCAGCGAGATACGAATCGACGGTGTTCGCCGCGTCTTGCAGGAGCTTTGGCCTGCCGAGCCCCTTCATGCAGTTGCCCGGCGTAGGTACTCGTCCAGGTCCCGCTCGGAGAGCTGCGCGATCGCGGTTTCTTGCGCGAGGCCTTCGAGCTTGTCGATCACGGCGAAGCGATCGTTGCCGTCTTCGTGCTCGGCGGCGGACGGAACGTGAGCCAACGTCTGCGGCACGAGCGAGAGATCCGGCTTAGCCCGCGCTGCGGGCTTGGGTGCCGGTGCTGGGACGGGATCCACTGCCGGCGCAGGCGGTGGCGCAACCTTCGCTGCGCCCAGTTCCTTCTCTACCATCTGGTGCGCCTTCTGCAGCGCGGCCCAGTTGTCGAGCGTGGGCTCGGCGCGGCCAATCGCTTTCAGCGCGCCATCGAGGGCGGCGAAGCGCACCGGGTTGGTCTTGAAGTCGTATTCCTTGTGCCGGTTGAGAAACACCGTTTGCTGGCGCTCCCAGCCTTGGGTTTCGGCCTGTTCGTTGAACTGGGTGACGAAGTCGGCGTGCGCTTGCGCCCGGCTGATCTCGGCCACCTGTTTC